GAACGTCTTTATGCTGTTGGTGACGCTTAAACGAAGCCATTCGAGCGATAGTATCTCTACTAATCTTCTCTCGTTTAGCGAGTTGGTTGGCTCTCTTCCATCCGACTAGAGTTCCGCAATCGTTATCTGGATTCTCTTCCTTATACTTTAACGCTTTCTTAGCGTTATTCGATGCGGACTCTGGGTAGTCATTATACGTCTCCGCGAGAGCTTCCTTATTCTCCTTCCATGCCGCACACCAATACTGAGGACGGACAGGAGCTTTAAACTTATTACAGTAATAACGATGCTCTTCCGTCTCTTTTAGATGGGTGCAATTTATACAAGCTTGGCCTTTCGTCTCTCCATCCTTCCGACTCTTCCGATACTTGTCTGGTAGTTCCGAAGGAATAGCTTCTCCATCTGGGTATTCTCTATGCTCCTCTAGCGACTTCTCCACGGACTTGGATACTTTATCACTATTACTCTCTAAGGACGTTCTACGGCTATATATGGACGAGCAAACGGCTATCCTCTGCTTAGAGTCTGGATACTCTTCTACGGACTTAGGATCTGCTACGCATCGATCTAAGAAGTCCTCCATAGATTCATCGCTATTCGGAGTCGGTAATGGCATTATCTTCCTCGATAGATTCTTCGTTACTTGTCCCCTGTTCTACTAGCTCCGTAAAGTTCGCGCTCGCGCTAGTATTGTAAAAATTCATTAGATCATACCAAGATCCCAATTTAAATTCCTTGGCGATCTTCTTAGCTTGGGCTATGTTCTGAGCTTTCCGAATCATAACGTCCTCCGCTGTATATCCGAACGGAGCTGTTATATCGTCGAGCGACATAGCGCCGGCTCTAAAGTAGTCCATGTCCGCTTTAACTTGCGCGGCTCTATTTATCCATCGGAAAGCAGGACGCTGCCAACGAACTCCGAAAGGATTCTTAGCGTTAGAAGCGTCGATCTTGTCTGTAGCGATTTGCTGTGATAGCCAGCGACGATATAGACGAGACATTACTTTTATAAGATCCGTCTGATAGTTCTCTATAGTCTGCTGATATTGAAGCACGACTCCCTGCGATGCGGAGAACGAACTTCCTCCGATCTCCATAAGAAGGAACTCTAGCGGAATGCCTACCGCGCTTCCGACTTTTCTAAGTAAGTAACTAACCCACTGGATACCATCTACGTTCGGTCTTCCGTTAGCTCCGATAACGCTAATGTCTTCCCCAGGTTCTAGATAGTGGAATCTCCCAGGCTGGAACTCTTCTAGATTGCCTAGAGCGTCCTGTTCGCTTCCGTCCATTCGATTCTGTAGTTCGAACTCGTAGGAGTTCTCGCGCTTAACCGCAACGGCTAGAGACGCGCTAACTTTAGCTGCCATCATCTCGACTCGATCGTATTCGTCGCAGTCCTGTAGAGTATTTATTATAGGAGCTAGTTCTGGGATTCCTCGATATTGGTTAGGACGCATCCTCTTTAAGAACGGAATGAAGTCTCTCGCTGGGATTAGCTTAGTATCTTTAAGCGTTCCTGAGACTCTATTTCCGACCGAGTAAGCGACGGGCTTACCCATCTTATCTACTTCTACTCCGTTCTGAAAATTGGACGACTCGTCCGTAGTAGTTTCTCCTCCAGGATTACCGATTCTAGATCCGTCTATAAATTGTAGCTGATCCTTGCCTATGATTATTCCGCAGTCTCCGTAGTATAAAAGCGAGTCTATCATTTGATGCTGTAGCTCTCTCATATCGAGCATACACGTCACTTCAGGCATTTCGGAAAACTTATTCCAAGATTCTATAATCCTAGCATCCGTATCCGCGTCTCCAGTCGTCGGCTGTGGAATGATTCCTCGTCCGACGACATCCGCTTTACGGAGTCTAGACAAGGAAGCGACGACAGGATTATTCCGACGGAACTCTAGGCACGTCGATATTAACTGATTCCTATCATAGCCCGATAGCTCGATCTCTTCGGATCGTATTGGATTAACTCCGCGACGAGCGCGATATCGAGTATTCTTTACAGCGTCATATCCTCTAAAAGCTTTTAAGAATTGCTTAGTAGCGAATCCGATGCGCGATGGTTTTTTATTATTTTTAGCCATTATAGTTTTCTAAAGTAATACGATTCCGTCCTCGTCCGCCTAGCGTTCGATCCTTTAGAGCTATAAGCTTATCTAGCTTCTCTACTTGCGAGATGAGATTACCTACGTCCGCTAGAGAGAACGTCTGGTCTCCTATGCTATAGGAAGTAATTCCGTCTTCTGCGAGTTTGTTAATAGCAGTTAATAGCTTATCTCTTATCGCGATAAGCTGAGTAGTAGAAGTAGTGGCGGCCATCGTAAGTTATCTCCATGTCAATATAAACGAAAAAGCTCCCCTCGAATACGACTACGAGAGGAGCTTCCGTTATCCTATGTTACTATCCCTATTTTAAGAGAGCTGGTCTCTTAAAGAAAGCGAAAGTCTTATCGTCTCTAGAGATCGATATAGTAGCTTTAATAGATACGATATCTCCGATGTCAAATTTGTCTAATTTGGAAGGAACTGTTCCCCAGCATTTGCGTCCGTCGCTAAGTTTAAGAAGCATCTTCTCCGTAGTTCCGTAGTCGCTCTCGACGAACTTAGTCGTTAGGATCTCTCCTTCGATCTCCTGACGTCCTTCGACGGTCCAGTTAGCGGACGACTCCTTCTCCTTATCTTGCTCGATCTTACGAGCTAACATATTGCGGAGAGCGTCGATAGTCTTAGGAGACTTAACGATCCAGAGCTTAGAGAGTTCTTCGCGAGAGCGGAGTATTAGCTCGCTCTCGTCTGCGGGAACGTAGAAGTCGCGATTAGGAATGACTAGAAGAGTGTTAGCTACTTTATCCATGAATCCCCAGCTATCGTTACACTTGTTATAAGACTTAATCCAAGTGCGACGGAGAACAGGAAGGAGAGCTGTTCCTAGCTCCTCTATAGCGTCGAGTTCCTCGCGGAAGTTCTCTAGACGCTCCTCGATCTCTCTCTCGCTTTTACGGAGATTACGGAGTCTAGTAGCTTCCTTACGTTTCGCGTAACGAGCGTAAGCGTCCTTAGAGTATCCTTTAACTCTAGCGTCGCGTCCGTGTCCGGTTCCGTCGCATCCGTAACAAGTTCCGACATTCTGAATTCCGTGCCAAGATCCGCGCCATAGACCAGATCCTCCGCATCGAGTGCAGGTAGTCGCTTCTGTCCAAGTTACTATTCCCGTAGGAGAAGTAACGAAGGAGATCGCGTGTTTAGCAGGAGTGATCTCGCATCCGTCTACATCGAATAGAGTATCGATGTCCGTATTAGCGAAGAAGGATTCGCGAGGAGTTTTAATTTTAATGTTATCAGTAATCATTGGTCGTATTTTATATGAGTTAAAAAGTCTCCTCGCTCCGAAGAGCGAGGAGGATTAGGATTTAGGCGAAGAGCTTCTTAAATTCGGAAGCTTTGATTCTCTTTCCGTCGATATAGCAGAGAGCTGGGAACTGATCGAAAGGAACTCCTTGGCTAGACCAGTTCTGTCTTAGAGTTTGCTTAATGCTTACGTTCTTTCCGTCCTTAACTCCTTCGACGTAGAACTCGAAGTCTCCGCGACCGGAGATTACTTTAGAGCTTTCTAAAGCTCCTAGCTTAGACTCGATCTTAGCGACGAAGCTGTCGATTACGCTAGTAGCGTAAGCGGAAGCTCCGCGCTCGATGCGCTCCATATCGATTTCGCGAGGAGCGGACATCCTGCTGTTATTCTCGTCTAATTTTTTAGTCATCGAGTAGATGAGTCCTACGTTATAGTAGACGATTTCGCGAGAATCGATGAGTCCGTTATCTCCTAGAAGGCGATTAACGATTTTAGTGTAATACTCGACGTAGTGAGCTTCTAGAGAAGGACGTAGTGTTTCGAGTGAAGGGCGGAGTTCGTTATTATTATTCATGTGTCGTATTTATTTTAGGTTAATTATCGAGTCGAGTAGCGCCTCGATAGTGAATAATATGGGAACTAGTATCCTTAAATGCAAGGCCCAATGCGGCTAAATAGTGCTATTTAGGCGATTTTTTCTGCTTTTTTACCAGAAACCAGTCGAGTTCCTAGTTCGAGTAGCAGGACTCTTCCTCGGTCTACGCTCTTCCGCGTCCGTTATAGCGGTGTCTCTATCGACTCTAGCGATGCCTATAAACTTAGATAGAGCGCGAGCGAGGATCTCGCAGTCCCATAAGTGATCTCCCTTACTTCTCTTTAGCTTCTTAACGACTTTAATATGTCCGCTCCGATCCGTCTCCTTGGTCCAGTAAGTCGAGAAGAGTTGGTCGTAGTAAACTTTAGGAGTATCCGTAAAAGTGTGGAAGCCCGATATCTGTCTCGATCGTAAGCGAGCTAGATCTTCTTCGTAGATCTTCTTATTAACGTGGAGATAGCGGATCTTAGATCGTCCTGCTCGTCCTTTAGCGTCCCCAGTGAAAGGATCTTTCATCTGCAATCGATAAGGTTGCTCTCCTTGCAAGTTAGCCCATCCTCTCGATCCGAACCATCGAGAGCGACGACGGAAGACTTCTTCGTAGACTTCGGAAGTTCTATCGCCGGCGCAGTCGATAATAGCGGAGTGACATTTATGCTGATCGTAAGCGAGATCGAGTTCCGAAAAAGAAGCCACCTGTCCGAAGTCTACGAGATAGCTATTTCCGTCTCGATCGAATCCGCGAACGATATACCAGAAGGAGTCCGTCTGTGTATCGACTCCCATCACTCGATATTCTCCGCGAAGATCTCCGCGCTCGTAATCGAGTTCGAGTTCGTTCGCTTCCGCTTGGTCTTGGTTAGCCCAGTCCTCTCTCCACGGCTCCGCTAAGTTTCCTTGCACGAACTTTCTTAGTCCATGCGTAGACTTACTTACCTGCACCCAATTAACCATGAGAGATCCGAAAGTCATCGCCGGCGCGTATAGAGAATTTAAGTGATAACTCCTATGTCCGATAGGAGCGTTCGGATTAGTCGCTCTCCACTCTCCGTTCTTAATCATAGTCGGCTTATGCGCGTCGAGGATCTTTCCGTCGCACAACGGACACTGATATCGAGCGGAAGCGTGGATCTTATGAAAGTCGTAGCTTCCGTCGTCGAGTTTCGCGTCTTCGTCGAAAGCGATCGAGTAACGTAAGTTTCCGTCCTTATCTTTCTGTCGCCAAGTAAACTCGATAGAGTCTCCGCAATGCGGACACGGCATAAAGTATTTTCTCTGATCTCCGTAAAGATACTCTTCCCATATTCCTCCTGTCTCGTCCTTCGGAGTGCTAGTCTGGATAATCTTATATTCTCTCCGTCCTTTAATACGTTCTAACGCAGCGAGACGAATATCTGGATCGATCTCGTCGATCTCATCGAGGACGAGATAAGCGACAGGAGCGGACTTTACGTTATTCTCCGATCCTGCGCCCGCGAACGTAAGCGTACAGGATAGGAACTCCTGTCGCATATTAGTAATCTTATCGGAGTCTATCTTCCCAGAGGAGACGCTAATCGGACACTGCTCTCGCAACGGCTTGCAGTCATCGATAAAAGGAAGCCATCGTCCTTTAGAGAAGTTACGAGCGTTCTCCGCGCTAGGCATTATCCACAGAGTGTCCTTCGGAAACTCGCTAAGAAGATAAGCGATCCCTGCATACATCGTCGTAGTCTTACTCGATTGCGATCCCCAGCAGAGCGTAACTTTGTTAATCGTAGGATCTACTAGATCGTTTAGCGGAGACTCCGCATAAGGAAAAACTTTTAGAGATCCTGGAAGCTCCGATACGTTATCTCGAAGGACGCAATTATCGAACGCCCACTCGACTGGAGGAAGGAGCAAGCGGGCGGAGAATAGTTTCTTTAACTCTCTATCTAGTAGTGAAGCCATGTCGTGATTTAAACTTATCGACGTAATCCTTTAAGTTCTTCTCCGTAGCTTTCTCGAACGCTTTAACCTTTCCGTTAAACGCTCTTCCGAAAGCTCTTATTCCTCCTGCTTTCATATTTAACGCGGACTGAGATTTACTACTTATAACGATAGTAGCTACTGTGTTATCTTTAAGTAGCTTTCCTCGAACGGAGCTTGCGTGTCCTGGAGGAATCTCCGCTTTTAAGGCAGCGCCTAAGCCCGAAGTAGCTCTTATAGGAATACGAAGCTTCTTTAGTATTAGTAGGAAGGAAGCTTGCGAGGAAGCGATTCTAGCGGACTTAGCTTTAAAGATCTTAGTCTGTAGCTTTCGTAACTCTCCTAGAGCGCGATTAACTCTCGTCTGAGTTTTAGATCCTAGCGGCTGTCCCGCCGGATTCTTCTTTCCTAGCGGAGATAGCTTGTAGTCTCTTCGAAGTCTGAACCAAGCTCCTGACGGAGATCCGCTCGGCTTAAAGATTAGCGATCCGTCTCTCGCTTTACGGATCTTATCTCCTGCGCTCGACACGAACTTAGTAGATAGCGAATCCTGTATAGATTCCTTTAGTATCTTCTTCTTACTCTTCCCTGTCTTCTTCGCGGCTAGGACGAGTATCTCTTCCGTAATCCCTTTTAATACGTCTTCATAACTAGCACCCGTCTTCTTCTCTAGGACTCCCATCATCCTATTAAATCCGTCGGAGTTTAAGTTAATCTTATTCTTCATGATAAAGATCCGATAGTAAATAGATCCCTGACGAGTGATAGTAACGGCAAACACGACTAAACCGACTCGCGTCTTAATAGCGAGATTACTCGTCAGGGAATAGTTTTTCTATCTCGCTAAAGATCCTTTCGTCAATTCCGTTACGAATAGCTAGTTCCGCTATATTAGGATTAGATGGATTAGCTTGTGCGGAGACTTGTCTAGGAAGCGCGTCGATTAGTCTCCGTAGCGGAGTGAGTAACTTTATTAACTTCTCCGTAGCTTCCGACTCTGGGATTAAGTTATCGATCTTCTGCTGTAGCTCTAACTCTCGAATCTGAGCCATCGCTGTCTCTCTCCGTTCCTGAGCCGCGATAAGCTTCGCTTTAAGATCCGCGATATCTGCAGCGGTGTATTCTCTTCCATCGATCGCGATACGTCCTCCTCCTTGCTCCTGAGCGTTCGCTCTCGAAGCGGTCCAGAGAGTCCACGCTTCGAGATCCTTAGTCTTCGGAGTATCGTCGTTCTCCTTCCTCCATCTAGAAAGAGTCTGCGGAGTTACTCCTATTCTCTTCGCGATCTCTTTCCAAGTCTTCACGGCATCCGCTCTTCTTTCGTTCGTTTGCTCAGCGATCT